TATCTTCGGTAACCATAGTTTGTATTCTATTTCTACCTGCAACTTCTTTAAATAATTTACCAGTCTTATATGCTTTAGAAGAACCAGTCTTGTATCCTTTATAAGGAACACCAGGATTTATAGCCTGTAAAGCCTTATCCTTATAAATCTTTGCTACATCTTTTAGTGTTTTCATTAGTGTCCTACATATCTACTTTTAGTGTTTTCATATGATGCACTTACTGCAGCTGCAGATAATGCACTTCCATATACATATGCTTCCCCAACTACAACCTCTCTATCAACACCCGAATCAGTTCTTGATATATTAACCTCTGGATTATTTAATTCAGTAGTAATTGTAGAAATAGAGGAAGATGCATACAATGCTCCATCAATATATAATAACCCTTGTGATGTGTCTTTATCCCAAGTAAACACAGTATGAATCCAAATTCCAGTTCCAGGAACTGTATAATCAGGCGTTGTGTTATTATTAGATGTACCATCGTAATAAACACCTTTTGCTGTCATATTACCTGTACCAGAATATCGTATTTCAAAGAAATCTCTATCTCCTCCTGCACTTTCATCTCCTAAATTTATTAAAGGTTCATAACTGTTTCCTTGATATCCATTAGCATATGACCAGGCTTCTAATGAAACCCCATTATCTACCCAACTAAATGGGTCTAAATAAGAAGAAGATGGTAATATAGAACCAGTATTTGAATTATAGTATGAATATATTGGGTCTGTACATTCTTGAGTATTAATTATTTTTCCATTAGAACTTGTAACGAAATATGAAAAAGATTTATCTGAATAATATCCATCTACTACTGGTGTAAATAAAAACTTATCTTGATATATAGTATTTCCTGTTCCTAATGTTGTATTTTTTTCTATGTAAAATGGTGTAGATGTTTGAGAACCACAAGCAGAAGCAGTATCAGAGCCAGTATATAATAAAACAGATTCAGAATATTCTTTACAACTACCAGTAGGGTAATATATGATTACTATACCATCACCACCACTACATCCAATTCCTCCAGGAGGGGTTGCTGGAAAGTCTCTTCCACCTCCACCTCCACCACCAGAGTATCTATCTCCATCACCAGAAAAACCACCACCACCATCTTGACCGTATCCTTGTTCAATAGATGAAACACCATCTCTAGCGGCTCCACCACCTCCACCAACTCCTTTACTTGTAGTTAACCAAGAAGGTGAAGTGTAGGGTAATGTTACAGTTGTTCCTGTTCCACCATTACCGGCTTTATTACTAACACCATTACTACCATTACTTGTAAAACCTCCACCACCACCTGCCCAAAGGCCAGAGTTAGTTCCACCAGTAAAACCTGTTGCACTATCACCACCATGAAGATATAATGGGTCACCCACAGCACCATATCCACCTTTACCTCCGAGTGATTTTAATCTATCTGTTCCTGTATATGGTCCTCCTAATATTTCACTATAATCTCCATTTCCACCATTATAAGTTCTTAAAGGTGGACTGACATTATCTGCATCAGGTGGAGCACCACCAGCACCTACTTGTATAGAATAAGTTCCTTGAAATAATTGTCCTGTTCTATTAATAACTGCGGCTCCTCCACCACCACCTCCATTACCAAGGTTTCCTGTACCATCCCAGCCTCCGCCGCCGCCACCTCCGATGACAACTAATCTTGCTCTATTGGTAAATCCTTTTGTGACAGTAAGTTGAAATGTTTCTGTTGTATTAACATCTGCACAAGCAAATTCATGGTAAGCCCACCCTTCTGAACCTGATGTAAAAGAACCACTAACACCACCGTTAGCAGTCACTTCCATACATTCACCTGATTGCATATGTGTGGTTGGTATAAATCTCATATTAACTAAAGAATTGTCCTGTTACACCATATAGGTAATTACTATCAAATGTTACAAATGTAAGAATATCTTGTGAATTGGCTTGTGAAGGTGAATATCCTACACCTCCTAACATTCTAATTGAGTTACTATCTATTGATGCGGTTGTATTATTTAATGTTCTTACTTTTAATGATATTGTTTGACCAGGTATAATATTCGTTGCAGTAAAGTGTGTATCACTACCTGTTGGTAAAGTTACAGTAAAGAAATTACCTAATCCACAATCTATACTTGCAGTTTGTGATGCAATTGTAATTGCTTCTACATTACCATTTACTGAACCGCTAATTGTTTGGTCACCAACAAATGTATTATTTGTATCTATTCTTGCATATGAACTTGTTGCTGCAATTAAACTATTGACTTCATTTTGTAATGATGCAGTAGTTATTTCTATTTGTGTTAGTCTATTATCATTACTTGCAGTATATAAATCTAACTGATTAAAATGATTATTAGCTGATTGTGTATAAGCATTAAACTCAGCAGTTTCAACAAAATCTACTGAAAGAGATTGTGTAAATGATTCTAATGAACTTAATCTATTATTTTGTTGTGTTTGTTCTACTTCTACTGATGAGGTATATACATCAAACTCTACTTCACTTACAAAGTTTGCATCTAATGAAGAACTAAAGTTTTCTAAATCAGTTATTCTTGTATCAGCAGATTGTGTGAATGAATTGATAGAAGTTAATGAACTATCAGTAGATGAAGTAAATGAATTTATTGCGTTTAACGAACTATCTGTTGAAGATGTAAAACTATTAATACTTGCAAGAGAACTATCAACAGAACTCGTGTAAGTACCCAATACAGAGTTCCTAGCTTGTTGTGATGTTTCAAATGATTCTAAACTATCTAATCTTGAATCTACTGATGTAGAAAATGGTCCTTCTAATGCGTCTAATCTACTATCTACCGATGCAGAATATGTTGTTACATTACCAATACCATTTACAGTTGATGAACTAATCTCACCACTTACATCTAAATTACCTGTATTAGTTTGTGTTCCTGTTACACCTAATGAACCACTAATTGTAGTTTGACCTACAATAGTTTGTGTATCAGTTATTTCATCACCAATAACATTACTACCACTTGAGAATATTACAGATGCAGATTCTTCGGTTACATGAAGTAATCTTGTATTAACTGTATCAAAGTTTGCAATATTAGCTGATATATCTCCATCAACTGTTACATTACCTTTTATATCAATAGAACCCGAATGTATGAATGAACCACTTACATCTAAATTACCATTTAAATCTGTGTTACCATTTACTGTTAAATTATTTTGAACTAATAATTTATTATCAATAGTTACATCATTACTTGTTGCATTAATCTTTACACCAATGTTATTACCTACACCATCTTGTAAATTTATATCACCACTTTGTGATGGTAAAGATTGTGTAGAGTTAGCTAGGTTTATAATCCCATAAAAGGATTGACTAATAAATAAATCTTTTAAATTACTCATATCTTTATGTATATTGCCACTTTCTTAGTGCATCATCTATTTTATTGTTATCCCATCGTTCAGGTGTTGTATCCCAAACTTTAGGTGTTGTCCATAATTCACATAGAGCACAATCACCAAAATCTTCATATGGTATTACTAATACTGGCAATCCATAAAAATCATAATCATCTCTACCAGTAACTTCCTCTAATATTTCAAAACACCTGATATTATCATAACTCGTAAGATAAGTTTCAGGTTTACTATCTGGTGTATAGTTAGTAGCAAATACTTGTCCTATACTACCTGTTGTGTTTAATACTGCATTATACAACTCATCAGTTTCACAATCCTTTACTTTAAAGTATTGCCCCTTAGGGGCTATCAAAAAAAAAGGCAACGATTTTTATCATTGTGAACAGTCAAGGTAAATTCTGATGACCATCCCACCAGACCGTTGTTAAACCGGTCTGCAAAAGGGGTACAGTTTATATCAGAGTTTATTTCCATTCCATAATTACTCTTTTGAGTATATGCAGTTAAATCGTTTAATATACTTAATGTGTTAGCATGTATATCAACCACATCATCAGTCCCATCAAAAGGAACAATCTGTTTATTTGTTCTTTCATCTGACATTTTGTCATCTCTCATCACCTTTGATTTATCAGCAACTATTAACTGAACTTGATACTCTGTTATAGTAGGTCCAAAGTTAGCATTTGTAATTAACACATTACCAATTGGGTATTGTGGAAATTCAGTTGCATCAAAATTGTATATATCACCTTGAGTTACCTTTGCAATACTTGGATGATTCTTCATTATTGTTTTGAAGTAATTCAAAGTATTGTAATATAAAGAAAAGTTTTCTGCACTATTCTTTACAATCTGGCTTCTTGCTGGTGTTTGTGATGGTGTGCTCATATCTTATAATTGTATTCCTCCAAAGTATTGATTTGATTGGTCAGGGTAAATCATTGTTGAATCACCTGTACTTTCGTTGTATTCAGGTACATTCGTATTGTTTGCAATCAACCAATCTTGTAATCTCGTAGAATAATAATCTGCGTTATTCAATGCTTTGTTTAAGAGGTAATCTACTTCTGTTTTACTTGGAGCAATACCAGTTTCACTCTGTTGTTTCACTGCTCCATTTGATTTAAATTGTACTGAACTAAATGGAATATATTCTACACATCCATACCAAATCAAAGTAGGTTTCACATAATCTTCTACAAGTGTTTGATAATAACCTGTAAAAGCTGTTTGTGATTCTACATCATCTTGTAATTTATTGTAAAGAACTGTTCCTAATAAATTCAGTATGTATTTTTCTTGTGCTGTTCTAATAAATGGTAGAAGAGCATCTGCATCAATTGCACCTCCAAGAGGTGTGTTCTTGATAATATCGTTTCGTGTAATTAATAATCCAAATGCCATAATATTTTATTCATCTTTGTAGTATGATTCAAAACCAAAATCAGTTGGTCTTAGAGGTTCATACTCTTCGTTAAATTCTTGTTCGTTTTCTACTTCTTCTCCTTCTCCACCTTGTAAGTTATCATCTATTGAATCTTGTACATCTTCTATACTCTCATCAGTTTCATCTGCAGTTGTAGAAAGGATTACAAGAGGTGTAAGTTGTTCAAAATATAATTCTGATATATCGATACCACCAACTCTAAATGCGTTGTATATAGAGTTTATAATTAAGTTTTGGAAAGGGAATATAGTCATTGTTTGCATAATAGAATATGCAGTTTTCATTTCTTCCGATTGAGATGAGAACCCATTATTTGCAGTTCTAATACCAAATAAAAGTGGTGATACTATTCTGTGAGCTACAAGGATTCTATCTTGAGCATATTCAGCAACATACTGATATTTCTCGTGTAAGTTCTCCATCGGTAAAGTATCAATGGTAGGTTTGTTTATTGCATCATCATTAAATGATACCATAAATCTACCAGCGTTTCTTGTACCTGTAAATTTAGCTTCTAATAAACTTTCTATTGTTTGTCTTTCTTCAGGTGCAGGAACTCCATTGTTAAAGTTCACCATTGCAACTGGTAAGAAACCATTCTCTATATTGTTAAGGTGTAAGTTAGATAATTCTGCTTCTGAAAATGAGAATTGTAAAGCTGATATCCAATCAGGTAAAGAATAGTAATATCTGTTAGGTTCATATTCTTTTACATATAGTATTTCTATCTCTTCATTAGATGAACCGAATGTAGGTATAAACTCTTTATCTTTTTGTTTTCTTGTATCACTCCAATCAACACAATAGTAATAACCTTCTACTTTCTTCATACCATAAATCTTTTTAGCACGAAGGTTTTGTACTGGTGTGTGATATAATTTTTCTATCTTTGTGTGTGATTCATTCCATATTACTTGGAATGCAGCATTACCATATAATTTTAAATCAAAACTAACTTTTCTTAAATCTTCTGGCGGTACAATCTTATCTAGTGTTTGTTGTTTATCTTCTTCTTTTGTAAATAATCCTTTACCATATACTAAATCTGCAACACCATCTACACACGCTGCATTAGTTGTTGAAGTGTTATATGCTTCTGTTAATAAACCAAAATAATCATCTTGGTCTAATATCCCAACAGGAACCCATTGATATCTTGTTTTAATATCTTCTAATACAATAGGTACATCTTGTCTTGAGAAGTTTATTACATTAAATTTACCTTGTTCTTTCATAATACTATTTAAATTACAATATATTCGTTGTCCGTTACATTAGATACAAACTTTTCATTTTGTGTTGTATAATTTGGTTTATCTATTGATTGAGAACCAAACACTTGCATAGAACCGTAATATATCGAACCACTATTACTACCACTAATCTCTACTTTAAACTCTTGACCTGTTTCTACACTACCTTCTAATGATTGTGAGAATGTAAAAATATTCTCATAAGGATTAAATGAATAAGAACCACTTAATGCATAAGAAGATGTTTGATAGGTTAACATATCTTCTAACTTTAATGTAAATACATCGTTAGAACCTGTATTACGAGTCCTAACAACAAATTCATTACTTTGTGAGATGTAGTATGATAGCATAATTATCTAATCTTTACAATATAACAACTAAGCTTTAACTTATCATCATTGAGGAATAGGCATAAAAAAACCCCACATTAAGTGAGGTTTTCTTATTTCGTGCTCTGTAAGGCTTCTACTAATTATCTCTTATGAGTAGACAATTGTAGGTTGACCACTTAGGTTAGCAAATGGGTCAGTTGTTGTTGAACCAGATAAGAACGCCGCTGGTAACTTTTCTTCAGCCGTCATAGTGATTGAGTAACCATAAAGGTCTCCCAATGCTCCACCTGTTTGAATAGTTCCTGCAGTTAAATCTGCTCCATGTTCTTCTCCAACTAATAATGCATCTCCTGAGTTTGTCCAAACGATTATTTGAGGTCTACCATAAGCTAATAACTTTAACTGAGTAGTCATTTCATTTGTCAA